GGCATCTTTAGTTGCAGCAGATTCTGCTACTTTTTTCAACAGATTTACAGACTATCTTAAGTTTACGAATATGATGTACGGAGGTTTTGACGGCTTAAATATTCTAGACAGAGATCAAAGGCTCATGAACGACAGGGCAACATCAGTTGAGTCAGGTGGTAAAGCTGCAGGTACTGCTTTGAGCTACCAAAACTTGTCGGTAAGCTCTTCTCCTGGTGCAGGTGTAGAAAACAACTCGGTCGTTTCTTACCGTACAGCTGGGCGTATTATTACGGACCCGCTAGCTTCCAGAGCAAATATCGTAGTTGTACCTGGAATCAGAGATTCATTTGTAACTGATTATGTGGCAGATCTGACAAGAGATTACAGTAAAGCAATCTACTTGATGGATATGGCACCTTTTGATGATGATAACAACAGACTCTTCGATAATGCATCTAAGCGTCCCAATGTTAGAAAGAGTGTCGAGCAGTTTGAAGGCAGGGCAGTTGATAATAATTACGTTGCAACCTACTTCCCAGACATCATTAAAGAAGATAGAATTAATCAAGACGCAGTCAACATGCCTGCTTCTATTGCTGCACTTGGCGCACTTGCACACAACGACGCAGTGGCTTACCCATGGTTTGCACCTGCTGGATTTAATAGAGGCGCGCTCAACGACGTGATCAATACAGAGATTAAGCTTAACACTGAAGATCGCAACGTTCTGTACGAAGCGAGAATCAATCCTATTGCAAGCTTTCCTAACAGCGGCTTTGTAATCTTCGGTCAGAAAACGCTCCAGCAAGCAAGATCTGCACTGGATAGAGTTAATGTTAGAAGAATGCTTCTTGAAGTTAAGCGCATTGTGTCCGATGTTGCTAACAAGATAATCTTCGAACAAAATACACCAGCCACTCGGGCCAGATTCGTAGCACAAGTTACTCCTCTACTGTCCGTAATTCAGGCTCAGCAAGGTGTTGATCAGTTCAAGATCGTGATGGACTCTTCTAACAATACACAGGAAGATATTGAGCAAAACAGGCTAAATGGAAAGATAATTCTTGTACCTACAAGAGCAGTTGAGTTTATCTCAGTCGACTTTATTATCACAAATGCAGGCGTAAGCTTTGAATAGGCATATATAAGATTAAGGAATAAATTGGAGTTTATACATGGCAGAATTAACATTTAAATCAGCAGGTGTCAGTACACGAGAAATTGACCTCTCTGGACCGACTCCGACAGGCCCGCAGGGTGTCCCCGCTGGTATCATAGGAACTTCTCTTAAGGGGCCTGCTTATGTACCAATTACATTTGCAACTTTTTCTGAGTTTGTGTCAATATTTGGTGAGGCCGACGGCACAAAGTTCGGACCAATTGCTGTTAATGAGTGGCTTAAAAATGCTCGTGCATGCACATATATTAGAGTTTTAGGTATTGGAGACGGAAAGCAGAGAAGTAGCACATCAGGTGTCGTGACAAACGCCGGCTTTGTTGTCGGTGACAGAGCAGTTCAAGACAACGGCTTGGTAGGTAACAACACGTTTGGCGTTCACGCAACTTCAGCCGCTGCCGGCACAACCAAGGGCAGAACTTACTTCTTAGGCTGCTTCATGTCTGAGTCAAATGGTTCGACAATATTTAGTGATGCAGGTCTGCAGCAGGTAACTAAGGTTATGACTAATATCGAAGGTGGTATCACTGGAGCTGCTCCGGCTACCAAGTCAGGTATTAACACTCGCCAGCTAATCATATCTGACGGAATTGTTGCCTTTACAGGGTCTTTTGACAACTCAGTTGATATTGCTGCTGTAGCCGATTCAAACTCAACTACCATTGGTTGCCAGGACATGACTGAGACTCCTGCAGGTGTCGCAACTGCAATTAAAGCCTACATTGACCGACTGATCACACATCATAGTCTCACGTTAGAGACTTCAATTGTTTCAAACATTGTCACGCTAAAAGCAACAAGAACGACAGGAGAAGAGGCAAGCGGAAGACTCGGCATCGGCGGATATAGAGTCGTTGACGTTTCTGCTGACTCAGCTCACTATACAGTTAATAGCAGTTTTAGTAATGACGCAGCCGGCGGCGCAGTACCTATTCTTCGAGGCGTTCTCCTCGCGCCAAGTGGTGTCATTCTTCACTTGAGTGGTAATGGTTACCCAACAACAACAGCACCTAGCTCAGCATTGACTGCAAAAGCCAATGCCACTTCACTGATGGGCAGGACTGGAGGGTTAACAGGGTCACTTGATTTAGCATCACAAGAATTTGTCATGCTCATGAATGGCTACAAAGGCAGCCCAGAAAGACCTACACACTTGACTGCTTCTCTTGATATGACCGCAGCAAACTACTTCGGAAATGTATTCAACAAAGACCCACTTAAAATTGAAGAGAAAGGGCACTTGCTGTACGGCCACTATGATATTTATCCTACACTTGCTAGTGTGACTGGCTCGGGAGGCATTGCAAAATTTTCTAAAGGTGGGGGATCTACAAAACAAGATATCGTATTCTTGCTGACATCATCTGTTGGAAGAGAAGCTACTTCCTTTGGTAACGTTCCTGTTTACGAAGATTTCCAAGATAGGTTCTCTGCAGCCAAAACACCATTCATTATATCACAAGAGTTTGATAGGCCGATTGATCTTTTCAGAATTGTTGCTCTTAATGATGGAGCAGGTGAATCAACAAAACTTAAGGTGTCTATTGAAAATCTTGCAAGAAATACATCAGACACAAGCAAGTACGGAAAGTTTGATTTAGTAGTCAGACGATTTGATGACTCTGATGATGAGAAGAAAGTTTTAGAATCATTTCGAGGTCTTAGCCTTGACCCAGGTTCTAATCGTTATATTGCAAGAGCTATTGGCGATCAAAATGTTTTCTTCAATTTTGACAGCGATTCCGAGTCTCAAAAGATTGTTGTTGACGGGACACACCCAGTCATATCAAGATACGTACGTGTAGAGCTCTCAGATGCAATAAAAAAGAAAGAAGTACCAGAAGAAGCGCTACCTGTAGGCTTCCGCGGACCGAACCACTTGGTTACATCAGGTACAATGCTGTCAGGTGAAGATCATGCAGATTACGCAAGTACTGACCTTATTCAGCGTGTAGTTGAACCACCTGTCCCGTACAGGCAAAACGTTTCTGTGGGTGCAGGTCTAAATAAGAGAGCAGACTCTAGATACTATTGGGGAATGCAAACAACACGTAAGGTAAGCGTGACTCAGCCGAACCAGCCGGGCTTAGTAGACGCATCATGGCACACATTTAACAAGTTCTTCCCAACGCACAGAAAGGATTCAACTGCATTTTCAGTAGGGAATAACCCGGGTGCTGCCATGGTGAACGGCTCAGTGCTCGACTGTGATAAGTTTAACAACAACCAGTTTACTTTGGAGAAGCTTAACGTTGTGACAGGGTCAGATGGTGTTGCAAATCCTGAGCAATGGGTGAGTGCTTCATTCGTTAGAAAAGGAAATATTACAGCAAACGCCGCAAACAAGACAAGAAAATTCAGAGTTTCCGACTTAGATCGGGCAGGTAACAGAAGATATCTTAAGTTTACTGTTCCGCTTCAAGGCGGCTTCGATGGTACAAATATATTTAATGGTGAGAAATCTAAGCTAAGTAATGTTGCTGCAAAGAGAGAGATGGATGATGAGACAGCACAGGGCGGTACATCCGGCCCAACAGTTTCAGCATTCAGAAAGGCTGTTGATGTTATGGGCTCCAAGTCTGACGTCGAGATCCAGCTTCTTGCAATACCAGGAATTAGACATACATCTGTGTCCGACTTTGCTATATCTGCTGTTGAAGGTAGATTCGATGCACTCTACATTATGGATATCGAAGAGAGAGACCAGACAAACACTGTGATCACAAGCTCTGCTCAAAACCCACACGTGGCTCACACAGTTTCTGACTTCAAGAATCGATCGCTTGATACTTCATTCGCGGCAGCATACTTCCCAGACGTGACAGTAAAAGATCCTTCTACAAATGCACTGGTTCAGGTTCCGCCTTCTGTCGCAGTTTTAGGTGCATACGCTCTTAATGATAGGATTGGTCATCCCTGGTTTGCTCCTGCGGGCTTCACCCGCGGTGGCCTAGATGCTGTCGAGACTACTGCTGTCAAGTTCAACAGAACCAATCTGGATGATCTATACGATTCCGATATCAACCCAATTTCAGCATTCCCAGGAACTGGTGTCACAGTTTGGGGCCAGAAGACGTGCCTCCAAGCAGCTTCCGCGCTGGACCGTGTAAACGTCAGAAGGCTTCTTATCAGCGTTCGACGTTCTGTTAGAAATATTGCAAACTCATTACTCTTTGAGCCCAACAGAGCAGAGACTTTAGAGAAGTTCTCAGCACTTGTTAATCCGGTGCTGCAAAGAGTTCAAGAGTTGAGCGGTGTTGATCGCTACAAGGTGATTATTGATACAACAACAACCACGCAGGCGGATGTTGAGAATAACACAATTAGAGGCAAGATCTTCTTGCAGCCGACAAGAGCAGTAGAGTTCGTAGCGCTCGACTTTGTTGTCACAAATGCTGGGTCAGAATTATTATAGTTTCAAAACCCACGAGATATATAATTATAGTTTAGGAGAAACAAATGGCAGAAACACTTTCAGTTACCGACATGCTTCCAAATAAATTTGAGCCCAAAAGAAATTATCGGTGGGTTTTAGCAATTGAAGGCATCGATGCATTCTTGGTAGCTTCCACCAACAGGCCACAAATCAACCTTGGGTCAAAGAAAATTGATTTCATCAATAGCTACAGAAACATCGGCGGCAAGCTGGAGTTTCAAGACCTCTCAGTCAAGCTTCACGACCCCATCGCACCATCGGGTGCTCAGCAGGTGATGGAATGGATTAGAACTCATTATGAGTCAGTCTCCGGCCGTGCTGGATACGCTGATTTCTATAAGCGTGATATTCAGCTCAAAATGCTTGATCCGATCGGTACAGTAGTTGAGCTTTGGGACATTAAAGGCGCGTTTTTAACAAACGTCAACTTTAACGGTCTAGACTACAGTGGTGATGAGATCATGATGATTGACATGACCATGAAGTTTGATAACTGTGTGCTTCAGTTCTAGACTTCTTTATAGTTTTACATACAACAAATTAATCCCTACAATTCTTGTAGGGATTTTTTTATACTATGGAGTAGTGAAAATGGCAAAAACAAAAGACCACGTCGAAAACAGAGACGTAATGAAGGACGACTTTGGCTGGGAGGTACCGACAGAGTTAGTGCCATTACCCACCAAAGGACTGATTTATGATCCTGAAAGTAGACTTTACAACCGCGAAGCTTTGAAAATTAAAGCGATGACTGCAAGAGAAGAAGACATTCTGTCTTCTCAGGCTTTACTTAAAGAAGGTACAGTGCTAGACCATTTAATTAAATCATGCTTAACTGATCAAGGTGTTGACCCGTCAGACATGATGATGGGTGATAGAAATGCACTAATGGTTGCTATTAGGATCACCGGGTACGGGCCTGAATACAATGTTGAAACTAACTGTCAAAAGTGTGCTGAGCGTAACAAGGTAAAGATTATGCTCGATCAACTACATATCAAAAGGCTGTCAATAAATCCTGTCAAAGAAGGTGCTAACGCTTTTGAGTTTAAATTGCCAGTGACTAAGAAGACTGTCATTTTTAAATACGGAACTCAAAGAGACCGAAGAGAGTATGTTGAAAGAGAAAAAAATCTAAAGAAGCATCTCGAAGGCATGATTGAAAAGAA